AAATCGGGTTCAAGACTCGTTATGGCATGGTTGCTAACCCATTTGCTGAAGGCACCAATACAACCAATACTGGTCGTATCACCGCTAGCAGCAACCGTTACTATCGTCGTGTTAAGGTTGCTAACCTTATGTGATCTAAATACTTCCGTCCGTGTGAAGGAAGTGGAGGGGACCGAAAGGTCCCCTTTTTTTATCTAAATACAAATAAAAACAATGGCAAGTGGATTTCCAAAACAGATAGCAAATAGAAATTTTCTTGCTCCTGTTGGATTTAAATTTACTTTGGCAAAAGAACCCAAAGTTGACTTTTTCTCAAACTCATGTAGAATACCTGAGATTAGTCTCGGAACTGCTATTCAACCAACATATCTGAAAGATATTGATGTTCCTGGAGACAAGTTATCTTATGGTGATTTTTCCTTTAGATTTCTTGTCGATGAGAATCTGGAAAATTACATGAAGATTCATAATTGGTTAACCGGATTAGGATATCCAGAAACGACACAGCAATATAAAGATTTAACAACTAATATTGATAGTGTCAGAGATCCTAAGGAAGCATTTAGTGATGGTAATCTTCACATTTTAAATAGCAATTATAGAGATATTGCTATTGTAAAATTTAATGATTTGTTTCCAGTATTCCTGACACCTCTAGAGTTTACCGCCACAGAAACTGACATAAACTACTTTACAGCAGAGGTCACTTTCAAGTATACTGTGTATAATGTAGTAGCTGCTGACGGTAGAACACCCTTATGAATCTTGAAGAAATACAGGAGATGTGGCAAAGAGATTCTGTCATCGATCCTGATAATTTACATGATGAATCACTAAAAGTTCCTCAACTCCACTCAAAGTATTACACAATTTATAATACTATAACTCTTCTTCGTGAAAAGTCTAGAGATAGTTATAAACGTGTAAAGTTAGAAAGGTATAACTATTATACAGGTAAAGCACCTGCAGAGGTTTATGTGGAAGATCCTTTTCCATATAAGGTAAGAGAAAAAGATGCAATACAAAGATATCTTGACGCTGATGATAAATTAACTACAATTGATTTAAAGATTAGATATTATGATGTAATGCTTAAGTTCTTAGAAGAAGTAATTAAAACTATTTCAAGTAGAACTTATCAAATCAAAAACGCAATCGATTGGCACAAATTTCAGGCAGGATTCAACTAATATGGACTCATTTCCACATCCAGAAGATCATGATCCAAATGAAGATGTCTATAACCAATGGCATATCGAAATGACAATGGGTATTGATGAAGTTAGAGCAATGTATGGAGTGTTTGATTATGCTTATGAAACTTGGCCAGGTGCTCCCAAAAGACCTTATGAAGAGCAAGAGTATTTAAGATATATGAAAAATAAATTATTCGCAATGATTTTAGAATATAATATAGATCATTGATGAGGTAATAAATAGATATAGGATTAACCTATATGCATGTCTCATTTGATTATTTCTAAAAAGAACGAGGTATATCTACAGGTAAAAGCAGAACCACATGTCTACTACGAGTTAGCAGATCAATTTACCTTTGATGTACCGGGCGCTAAATTCATGCCGCAGTATCGTAACAAATACTGGGATGGTAAAATTCGTTTATTTAATACTCAGAATGGTGAGATCTATGTCGGTTTGTTAGATAAAATTATAAGTTTTTGTGAGTCTCATGAGTACAGTTATGAATTTGTAGATAATAAATTTTATGGTACACCTTTTGAAGTCAACGAAATGATTTCAAAAGAGGGTGTAAGAGATTATATGACTGCAGTAAGTAAATATTCTCCTAGAGAATATCAAATTGACGGAGTATACGACGCCTTAAGACATAATAGAAGACTGCTGATATCCCCAACTGCCTCTGGAAAGTCTTTGATGATATACTCGATTGTGAGATATCACGTTGAACGCGGACAAAATACTCTGATAGTTGTTCCGACGACTTCGCTAGTAGAGCAGATGTATAAAGATTTTGCAGACTATGGTTGGGATGTAGGTTCATTTTGCCACAAAATCTATGCCGGACGAGAGAGGGAGACAAATTCTCAGGTTATTATCACTACCTGGCAGTCTATCTATAAACTTCCTCGAAAATATTTTGAAAGATTTAATGTTGTTGTCGGAGATGAGGCACACCAGTTTAAGAGCAAGTCATTAATATCTATAATGACAAAACTTGCTGATGCTAAGTATCGTTATGGATTTACAGGTACATTAGACGGCACACAAACTCATAAGTGGGTTTTAGAGGGTTTATTTGGTCCTTCATATAAAATCATCAGAACTGAAGAACTGATGAAAAAAGGTCATGTTGCTAAACTTGATATTAATGTGCTTCTACTGAAGCACCCATCACATAAATTTGAAAATTTTGAGGAAGAAGTTCAATATATTATTGGACATGAAAAAAGAAATAAATTTATTAGAAATCTTGCACTTGATCTTAAAGGAAATACATTAATTCTCTTCGCCAGAGTAGAAGGACATGGGCAACCATTATATGAAATGATAAATAATGGAAAGGTTGATAATCGTCATGTCTTTTTTGTTCATGGTGGAGTGGAAACCGAGGAACGTGAACGAGTCAGAGAAATTACTGAAAAAGAAGATGATGCTATTATCATTGCCTCGTATGGGACATTCTCTACCGGAATCAATATTAAAAACCTCCATAATATAATATTTGCCTCTCCTTCTAAGTCAAGGATCAGAAACCTTCAATCTATTGGTAGAGTTTTGCGGAAGGGGAATAATAAAACCAAGGCAACTTTATATGATATTGCCGATGATATCAGTTATAAGTCAAGAAAAAATTATACACTTAATCACTTAATAGAAAGGATAAAAATTTATAACGAAGAAAACTTTAACTATGATATTGTAAACATACCACTAAGAGGATAATGGGAGAAGAATTTTACGCAATTATAAAATTAGTATCAGGTGAAGAAGTATTTTCTCTCATTATGGTCGATGATGAACAAGAAAATCCTATTATTATTATGCAAAATCCTGTAATTATTAAAATGCTTCATTCACCTCAGGGAAGCTTCATTAAAGTCAAACCATGGATGGAACTCAGTGAAGAAGACTTTTTTATGATTCGTTTGGATAAAGTTTTGACCATGACAGAATCGACTAATGAAAAACTCATTGAGGTATATAATAATTACATTTCTGATGATGAACAAGAAATAGAGATGAGTAACAATGGAAAGGTTAAACCTGATTCTAAAATGGGATACGTATCAACAGTAGAAGATGCTCGAAAGCATCTAGAGACACTGTATAAACTTAAAGATACTAAAGAAAGCTAATATTACCCATCAAACCTAACAAAGGTATTCTACTCATGGTTTGCTACTTTGTCAAGTCATGCTATAATGTAATGACAATAGATTTTTATTTTAAAATGTTATGTCTAAAAAGAAACCGGAACATTATGTAAACAACAAAGAACTTCTAGAAGCAATGGTTGTTTATCGTCTTAAAGTTGAAAAATCATACAAAAATACTTTTGGTGTAGATTTAACAGAACAACCTAAAAAAGAAAGAGCAAGAAGATGGGAAGGTAAACCATTAATCCCAAATTATCTTGGAGAGTCTTTTTTAAAAATTGCCACTCACCTTTCTTATAAACCAAACTTTGTCAATTACATGTTCCGTGAGGACATGATCTCTGATGGTATTGAAAATTGTGTTCAATACATTCATAATTTTGATCCGGATAAATCAAAAAATCCTTTTGCATATTTCACTCAAGTTATTCATTATGCATTCTTGAGAAGAATTCAAAAAGAAAAGAAACAACTGGATATTAAAAATAAAATTCTAGAAAGAACTGAATATTCTGAAGTCTTTGTTGATGATAATTTTATTGACAAGTCTAATTATAGTGATTATAATTCAATTAAGGATTCTATTCATTCAAAAACTCGTGGTTGATAATGCCTTTAGTTGCTATTATTACTGATACACATTTCGGGGCACGAAAAGGATCAAAGCATCTTCATGATTACTTTGAAAAGTTTTATAAAAATGTTTTTTTCCCGACTCTAGAAAAATATAATGTAAAAACTGTCATTCACATGGGAGATGTTTTTGATAGTAGAAAGAGCATAGATTATCAAAGTTTAGAGTGGTCAAAAAGAGTTGTATTTGATCCTCTAAAAGATTATGATGTTCATATGATTACTGGAAATCATGATTGTTATTATAAAAACAGTAATAAAT